TTCACATTCATGGAAAGAAATTTCAAGAATTTATTCGGTATGATTAAAGAGAAGTCTGTACCAATAATAGATCCAATTAGTGAGCAAACTCGTAACGCATTACCTAAAGCTTATATTCCTAAATTTATTTATAAGCCGCCTTTTGGTTATCCAAGATTTGTTGATCTACCAAACATAAGACGTCTGGCTGCAAGTCCTTATGTAGATATGTGTATAACTACTTCTATTGATGAATTATGCGCAGTGCCTTGGGAGATAGTAGCAAAGAAAGGAAAAGAAGATTCACCAACATTAGATGCACACATAGAACACGTCAAATCTTTTTATGATAATCCAAATACAAATAAAGAAAGTTTTGAGGACATTCGAAAGCAATACCTTAGAGATATATTCGAAATTGATGCAGGTGTTTTAATTAAGATGTTTAATGCAGCAACCGGACAGATGGTTGAAATGATCGCCCGTGATGGAGCAACATTCACAAAGAACCCAGATATTTATGGAATGATGACTGATCGTGATGATATAATTCTCGATGCAAATATTGCAATAACATCAGCTGAAATAAATAAAATGGAGCCAGGGTGGATGAACGCGGCGGATGTTCGAGAAAAGGCAGCTTATTTTCAGTATGGTTGGATTAGCGGTGCTAGGCCAGTTCCTTTCGGAAAGAAAGAATTAATTTGGTTTCAAAGAAATTCAAGAACTGATTCTATTTATGGTAGATCACCAGTGCAAGTATTAGCAGAAACAATTCAAACACTTATTTATGCAATTGAACATAACTTAGAATATTTTTCAGATAATCAAATCCCAAGAGGAATAATCGGACTGGAAGGATCAAACACCGAAGAGGTAAAAGCATTTAAAGATCAATGGAAAGAAAATCAAAGAGTAAAAGATAGTGCAGGAAATTGGAGAAAGAAGTTTCATAATATTCCAGTAACAAATAAAACTCCTGTATTTACAAGATTAGAATTATCAAATTCAGAATTAGAATTATTAGAAGGTCAAAAGTGGTGGGCAAAATTAGTATGGGCATGCTTTGGAGTTACAAGCACAGAGCTTGGATATACAGAAGACGCAAAAGGAATGTCAAATCAAATAGTTCAAAGTAACGTATTCAAAAAGAGAACTCTTAATCCAATGCTTAGAATGGAAGAATACAAACATAATCAAGAAATAATTAGTGAGTTTGAATATGATGATGTTGAGTTTAAGTTCTTAATGTTCGATGTTGAGGAAGAAACTAAAAAAGCACAATTATATCAAACACAATTAAGTGCTGGTTATAAATCAGTTAATGAGATTCGAGTAGAGGAAGGCCTCGACGAAGTAGATTGGGGAGATAAACAATCACCAGAGGAACAAATGGAAATGCAACAAAGATATAGTGATCCTCTCAACCAAGAAAAAGAAAGGTTTGAGGACGAATCAAAGTTAGAATCAAGAACAGATAAAAAAAAAGATGAAAAGTCTTTTGAGTTAAAATTTAAATATATTAAAAGAACTGGTTCTCCAGGAAATTACACTTATTGGTATAGAGATTCATTAGGGAAATTATCTGCTGGAAAAAAACCAGAAGGGGCAGAATTCCATAACATAAAAGATGTTAGAGAAGAAATAAGAGAAATGATTGAAAATCCAAAATATGATCTCCCAGAGTTATCAGATAAGATGGTAAAAGAAATAGATAAAGTTGCTGGAGAGATAATCGAGGAAGTTAGAGAAGAGGAAGGTTCTGCAGCAGCATCAATAGAAAAAATGAGAATAGAAAAAATGGTATCTTTTCTGGAGAGATATAGAAATGTAAGCAATTTAGATAATCAACAAGTAAATGATTTATTTCAAGAAACTGATAGGAGAGCACAACACATAAAAGAAACAGATGATCTATATCAAAGATTAGATACAAAACCTGCGCAGGAGAAATTTAATAAAGTACTTGAATCGATTGATAAAGCAAAGAAATCAAAAAGTAGATTAGATAGGGTATTGGCAATAGATAGATTTGTTAATGCAGTACACCAAGATTTTCCAGCAAGCATGTTGCCAAGAGGATTTGATATTTCTGAGCCAATTGAAGCAGCAGGGATAGTTATTCCATATCTTGATTATGCACGAGGAAAAGAAACAAAAGCACTCCAAACAGGGAGCCCTTTAATTCTTGGAGAGTTTGAAACAATGGATGAAAATAGATTAAAACGAAGTATTATTTATTTGATGAAAGTTAATGAAACAAAAATTAAATCTCTTTTGGAAAAAGAAATGGGAAATAGTACTTTAATAAAAATTAAATCTGTTGATGATGTAGCTAAACGAATTAAAGTATTAATTACCTTTGCAGGATTAAAAACAATCAGCGACGCTGTTATTAAGAATATGTTTATGGAAGGACACGATAGCGCAGAACGACAAGTGGCAAGAAATTTAATGATAAACAAAGACGCAATAAGTTTCATTCAAGATTATACTTTTAATAATATCAAAGGAATGACTGACGAAATAGTACAAGACCTAAGGCAAGAATTAGAAAGAGGAATAATGTCCGGGGAAGGAATTACAAAATTAAAAAATCGAGTAAGTAAAGTCTTTGATGTCGGAGAAACAAGAGCAGAAGCAATTTCGCGGACAGAAGCAACAAGAAGCGAGAACCAAGGGAAACTTCAAGCGTTTAAATCAAGTGGAGAAGAATTAGTAAAAAAATGGAATACTCATTTTGATGGTAGAACAAGTGAAGTGTGTAAAAGGTTAGATGGACAAACAGTTGGAATAAATGAAAATTTTAAAGATAAGAAAACAGGATGGGAAGGGCCTTGCCCTCCAAGCCATGTTAATTGCAGAAGTTCAGTGCTTTATATAGAAAAAGAAGAAAGTTTAAAGGAAAACTAATTCTATTAAACACCAATTCTTAAATACTAAAGGAAATTAATTAATTTATGGAAGATCCATGTTTTATATTTAGTTCTGACAAGTTGGAACTAAAAAGTGAGGGAGAAAACTTTTTTGTAGAGGGATATATTTCTACTTCTGATTTAGATTTGGTTAATGATATTGTTACAAAAGCTTGTTTATTAGATATGGCAGAACAAATGAAAACAAGAACAATTAAATTTGATGTTGAGCATGAAAGTTTTCGTGGTAAAAGCCAATTGGAAACAGAAATAAATAAAACATTAATTCCAGTGGCCAAAGTTGATGATTTTATAATGGATAAAAAAGGATTAAAAGTTAGATCAGTATTAAATAGGCATTCAAATAGATTCGAAGAAGTAAAGGGTTCAATTGAAGATGGATTCTTAGATGCCTTTTCAATAGCATTTGTACCGGTTAGTGCATCTATCCAGGAAAAGAATGGAGAGAAAGTTAGAATGCTTGAAAAGATTAATTTATTGAATGTTGCTTATACTGGAAATCCAATTAATACAAGTTCTACAATGACTAATGTTTTTATGAAAAGTTTAGACTTCCTGGAAGAAAAAGCAAAACCAAAAAAGCCAAAACCTCAACCAGATCCACATAAGGAAGACGAGGAAGAAGAAGAGGAAGAAGACGAAAAGGGTGACAAAAAAAAGAAGAAAGTAGGACCAGGTGGCCATAAACCAGATAGAACAGGACCACATGGAGCCGGTGCAGGACCAGGAGAAGGACAAGCAGATGGTTCAGGAAAAGAAGTCAAATATAATCACTTAAGTGATACTAAAACTAAATTACAGGAGGTTAAAAAAATGACAGAGGATAATAAAACGGAAGAAGAAGAAGAGTCTGAAGAAGTTGAAACTGGGAAAGAAGAGGCTGAAGGGAAAGATGATGAAAAGAAAGAAGATGCAGAAGAGAAGGAAGAATCTGAAGAAAATGCTGAGGTAAAATCTTTGGGAGAAACAGTAGCTAAGTTGCAAGAGGAAGTTGCTGATTTGAAAGCACAGATAAAAGTACCACTTAAAAAGAGTATTCCTACAACTGAAGATAAATCTAACGATTTCGAAGATAAGACAATTAGTCCTCTTGACTTAATAGCATAATGGAAGGAAAAGGAACAATGAGAGTAGGAAATATTGATAGCAAAAGTGCGTATTCACATTCTTTTGGAGCATTGAAAGATGGGACAAGATATGCAGATGCTTGGAGTGAAATTGATTACAGGCCAAAGTTGAAAGATTTAATGTCTATTGGAATGAAGGCATTAGGTACAGAAACAGGTGGAGCAGGAACAGCAGGCTACGCAATGGTACCAATCTATGTAGATCCAAGAATTGTTGACGTAACAAGAAAGTTCACACCATTGGTAGAGTTAATCGCAAGAGTAACAAATCAAGGTATGACAGCAGATTATAA